AATCAGATTTAGACTTAAAATGATAAGCTGGTTTATTTTTTAAAGATTTTTGGGCTTTGACAATGTTTTTTAATTTTTGTATGTCATTGTCTAATCTCTCTATTTTTTCTTCTTGAAGCTTTATAGTTTTGCTTTGAGCTTCAATAGTGTATGATTCCATATCATCTCCTTTACTTGGTTTGTGGTGAATCAAATCAAAGCCGTCAGCGTGCTTTTCAATATCATACCCTAGTTTTGTAGAGACAGCTTGAAATGATTTTTGTTGTACATTTTTGGCATTGCCATTTAACCAGCGATATAGCTGTGAACGAGTAATGCCTGTTATAGATTCTAAATCGGTCATATTGTACCCATACATATCCATTGCTTCTTTTAGTATAAATACAACCGCATCGTGTTTTGTTGTGAATTTTGTCATGTCTATCCTTATTTGACTACACAAATTATGCACAAATATGCATAAATGCAAATTTAATACTTGTAAAAACATTTATAATGATTTTAAGTTAGCTACAGATGGCACACACAAAAGCAACACACAACCAGTGGACAATACCACAACTAATGCAAGAATTTGGTTATAGCTTGCGTGATTTAGAGCCACTTACTGGGTATAGTGCCAGTATGTTATGTCGCTTATTTAAAGGCGAAAGAAGAATTAAAGTAAAGCATAAACAGATACTATCTAAAGTATTTCAAATTGAAGAGAATAATATAATATGGCCAACAATCAAGTAGGCTGGATGACTATACAACAAGCTGCTATTTATCTTGGAGTATCTGAGCGTGGTTTAAAATATGCAGTAAAGCTAAAAAAAGAAAATAGAGCAAATCATAGTCTGATATTAAAAAGCTACGGTAATCGCACACTTATAAAGAAAAAAAGTATTGATGACACTGAAAACATTACAATTACAGCTCCGCAAAACTAGGCGGTTCCTTATCATATACATGTCTATCCTAAAAACATGTCGCTCCAAGGGTGCCGCCTAGTGCTACTTACTGTCATAGTTCCAAACAAGGCAGAGCGTACTTATCTGGCGTGGCAGATAAAAAAAATATTAAAGAATGCAGATTTAGATGTAAACGTGTATACACCTATTAATAAGAGTAGAGCAGATATAGGTATAAAAGCAGAAAATTTATCATTAAAGACTTTGGCTCAAATCGTGGGCCGAATTGAACAAAGTGGGTATAGTATAGACAAGAAAGGCCAAGAAGATCTTGACCTTTCCGTTTCTGCGCTATCACCACAATAACACAGAAGACAACGAGGAGAAATTACGTATGGGCGTATTACCATCAAACTACGAAGTTCCCCAAAGTGCTAGTGGCGGTTTGTATGTAAAGCTACAACCGGGTGAAAATCGTTTTCGGATATTAGAAGCTCCGACCACCGGGTTTATTGTATGGAAGGACAAACAGCCTACTAGATACAAAGCAAAATCGGATGTACCAGCTGGCAGTGAAGATGTAAAACATTTTTGGTTTGTACCAGTATGGATGGATGATAGGGTATGTTTTTTAGAAATAGCGCAAAAAACAGTTATTAGTGAACTTGCTTTTTTAGATCAAAATGAAGATTGGGGCGCACTTACTGATTATGATGTTCTTGTGCATCGTGAAGGCGAAAAAATGGATACTCAGTATCGTGTTCAGCCAGTGCCAAAAAGAGCATTAAAAAAAGATGCTGTAGAGCAATGGAAATCTATGAAGCCAAACTACAAGCCTGAGAATCTATTTACAGATGATGGCGTTGTATATGCTACTGAAGCAGTAGAAGACGATGGATTGCCATTTTGATTAACGTCGCAAAGAAAGGTTATCGCGGAGAGGTTGAGGTCCTTCAATTGTTTGAGGGTCTTGACATCTCCGCTATGCGGTCTTGGGGTAGTGACGGCAGAAGCATGCAGCAAGCAAGTGATGTCGATATTGTTGCAGATGTAGCAGAGGACTTACAATTAAAAATTCAAGTTAAACGACGCAAAAAGCTACCCGCGTATTTACAGTTTAAAAGTTGTGATTTAGTGGCCACACGTCAAGATCGTGGACACTGGGTATATATTTTACAAGAAAGCACATTTAAGAGATTATTAGAAAAATGTGTTTCATAATACATAAAGATTACGCTGGGGAGATAGAGATAGGAATGACAAATGTCTCTAGTGAAAATGGTTTGGTTGACTCCCCAGCAAAACATGCCGACAATGTCGCAGTGCAAAAAGGCGGGACCAGAAATGTAAATAAAAACGGTCAAGGGTCGGCTGGGGTGGTAGCAGCCTTGGTCCCGCAAAATATAGGAGAGTTTATGAGTGCAAAATCAAATTTAGTTCACATTGTTAGTACCAGCGTAGATACTGTGCTAAAACAACACAAAGTCAAAAGTGAAGAAAAGCGTATTGAAATAGCGATGGATGTTGTTGATGAAGTGTTACGATTTATTGAAAACCCAAAAAACTTTAAGAAAAATGAACAGTAAAGATTTTAAAAAGCATAGAGAAGATTTTTTTGATCTTGCTATGTCTATTAGCGACAAAAAACGCGTTGAGTACTGCATATCAAACCATGATGAAGATGTATTGTACAACTTTAAGCATGTTGCAGATCGTCTTGGTATTACACCAGAGCAAGCGTTAATGGTATATGTACTAAAACATGTTGATGCCATATGCAATGATGCAAAAACCGGGGTGCAAGTAAGCGATGAAACCGTGATGTCTAGAGCGGTAGATATATGTAACTACATGATTTTATACACCAGTTTAAAAAAAGAACCACAACCAGATGAAAATAACACTAAGCCAAACGGAGCTGTCGATGGCGTGCATGAGCGGAGCGGATCGCCTTCTACAGAACCACAAAAATGGGACCAATACACAAGCCAAGAAGCTTGACCGTGACATAACAGGCATGGCGGGTGAAATCGCTGTGGCTAAGTATTTTAATCGGTATCCCGATTTTACCGTAGGACCACATCATAACGGATATGATTTAATGGTTGCGGGTAAAAAAGTAGAAGTTAAGACGACTTCATACAAACCCGGATTACTACAACAATCCCTAAAGAAAAAAGTAACCGATGCAGATGTATATGTATTAGTGCATATTGATTTACCGCATTGTGAAATAATGGGCGGTATAGCAGCTGAAGATTTTATACATCAATCTAATGTTAGAGACACTGGATATGGGAATATGTATACTATGGAATCCTCTCAACTTCGTCCACTTAAAACGTTTTGGCGTCATGCATAGCATTCACACTGGCAAAATAGGCGAAATAGCTGTGCAGAAAGATTTGCTGTTGCAGAATTATAATATCTATTTACCAGTGGTTGACTCTGGAATTGATTTGATTGTAGAGCTTCAAAATGGTGGTATGCAACGTGTACAAGTAAAGTGCGTCACTGAAATGAAAAAGCGCACTAGTATAGAAGTCAACCTTGCTAAATATAAAGATACAAATAAAGTAGATGTTATAGCAGTGTATTTTGCTCCTAAAGACATTATTGCTTACGTGCCTTATGACAACACCCATCACCTTACTCTAGCTATAGCTACAGGAAAAAATAATCAAATAAAACATCGTAAATGGTTTTATAGCTATGCGACGTTTCCGGAGTTTAGCTGATGAAAAAACCGCTTTTAACAGTAGGGTGTAAAGAAACAAAAAAATTAAAAATTATTGCACTTGGTCTAGGTATGCAATCAACTGCGTTGTATTTAATGAGTAGTAAAGAAATAATAAACAAAGCTGATTATGCAATTTTTTCTGATCCGGGCGCAGAATTACCAGATACATATAAATTATTAAAAGATTTACAAATCTGGCAAAAGCGTAACAACGGAATTGAAATTATTGTTACAAAAAGTGATTTATATAATGACATATTAAGTGACGATATAAATGTTGGAAGTATACCAGCGCATGTAAGAAATCTTGAAGATCAAGGTGGAATGTTAAAAAGACAGTGTACCTCACATTATAAAATTGAACCAGTATATAAAGAAATAAGAAAATTATATAAACTGAAGCCAAAGCAACACATGCTTCCAACTGAAATATGGCTAGGCATTAGCACAGATGAGTTACAGCGTGCAAAAAGAAGTAGACAATATAACGTGCAAAACATCTATCCGTTAATTGACTTTAATTATGATCGATCAGATTGTAAAAAGTTTTTATCAGATAATGGTTTTTATAATGTGAAAAAATCATCTTGCGTTTTTTGTCCATATAAAAGTAATCGCGATTGGAAAGAAATTAAAACACAGTACCCAAAAGAATGGAAAAAAGTAATAAAGATTGATGAAAAAATAAGAAAAGGTTTGCCAGTGAAAGCAGAAGCTTTTTTACACAGATCACTTAAACCAATTAATGAAGTTTACTTACAAGAAGATCAAGAAGAATTATTTATGTGCGAAGAAGGATATTGCGGATTATGATACCTTATTACGCTGGCAGTGTCGATTATGATAATGATCAAGGGGAGTGGGAAGATTGCGTGTTTACCGCGTATGAGCTAGAGGATTTGTGCGATAAGATGCGGGATTTTATGAAACGTAGAAAAAACAGTAGTGTGTTTTTTGGGGCATATATAAATGAAAAGGGCGATGAAAAAGATATAACTAGTAAAGTAAAAGAGGTAATTAATGATACAAGTAGAGTATAAAGAAAATCGCGGTAGAAAAATCATAGTAGATCAGGAAATAAAAGCATGCGGAATATGTAAGCGTACGTGGCAAAAAGTAAGTTATAGAATATATAAGAAGCATTTTCTAATCTATCCATTAGGTCATATACCAAGGCTTGGTAAAGAAATAAAAACATGTCCAAGGTGCAAAAATGACTAAGTATTATTTAGAAACTATAGCAGACCATGCGATTGCAGCTGGTGTATGGACCACATGTTTTATCGTAGTGTTTGGATTGATATTTTATTTTTTAAACAAGTGGTATATCTACAAAAACTTTAGAAAGGTCTGCATCATGTTGCTGGCCATAGATCATAAAATAAACAAATTAAAAAAGAGGTTAGATAATGTTTCTAATTGACGTAGCAGAATGGTGTATAAACATCTTGGTTTTATCTATTTCATTTTTCTTTTTAAGTCTAGGCACGTTTGTTTTCACGTTGATTTTTACCGTAGTAAAAGATGCAATTGCAAGATTTTTTAATAATATAACGTAGAGGACAACATGGGGAAATTAGATTTGCATGGGCAAAAATATATACTGCAAGATGGTACAAAAGCACCAAGCGTAACCACTATAATAGGCCAAAACTTAGGCTGGAATAAACAAGCACTGATTAATTGGGCAAAGCGCCAGACAATGATTGGCAAAGATGCAGATGCAGTATTAAAAGAAGCGGGTGATATAGGGACGTTATTGCATTTATTAATTGAAGGTCATCAAAGAGGTTTTGATGTTGATACAGGCGATTTTACGCGTAATCAAACTGAAAAGGCGTTGGTTTGCTTTGGTGGCTATTTAGAATGGGTAAATAAAACTAATTTTAAACCTTTGGCTAGTGAAATGGTTCTTGTGGATGAAGAGCAGCGTATTGGTGGTACGATTGATTGCGTAGGTAAAATTGGCGATGATTTGGTTGTAGTTGATTGGAAATCGTCACGCTATTTATATAAAGAGCATAAAATTCAGGTAGCAAAGTACATTAACATGCTTGAAAGAGCAAAAGAGGGGAGACACTTTGCGTACGGCATGGTGTTGCGTTTTGACAAAGAGGAGATAAAATTTCACCAGCATAAAATTGACAGAAAAAAGATTGAAGCTGGTGTAAAAATATTTGATGCAATATTAGCACTCCATAATTTAAAAAATCAAATTTGAGGCCGGAGTTTCCGCACACAAATTCCGCTGGGAATCGTGCGCGTTGTCCCATCTGTGAAACCAACGACTTTTCGGTTGCAATCTATACGGAGTTTGCAACATGTTATCGTTGTAGAAAAAAGTGGCGATTCAAAGATAAATTTTCCAATGGTATTGAAGATCCAGTTGCTTTAGTAAATACGCGTACACCGCTGTTTGTGATAGGTGATAAAGCACGTAAGGATGCTGATTTTGATAGAGCTAGGTCCAATTTTTTGGAGCATTTTAAAACAGTGGTAAGTAAGCTTCAGTTACCTTGGCCAGAAGCTGCAAAAGATGAGATATATGGTGTAGGTGCTTTAAATAAAAATGAAACCCCGCAGCTGGTTTTTGAGATTAGCGAAAATCATTTTAAACATCATAAGGGTCCGCAGTACGGCCAAAAAGAATGTGCAATTTATCCTATTGGCGTGCTACCACAACTACAAACAACTAGCACGCTGCTCCTCTGTGAGGGTGAAAAAGACGCCATCACAGCCAACGCAAACGGTGCGCCAGCCATAACATTTACTTCGGGTGCTGGCGCACTACCCCGCGATATAAAAAAGCTAGAGGAGTTTACAAATATTGTTATTTGTTATGATAATGATGAAGTCGGAGAAGCTGGAGCAGTAAAGGTGGCGAAAGCATTGTATAAACAGAATAAATCCCGGCGTCTTAAAATATTAAAGTGGACCGGGAAGCGCGATAAATACGACCTTACAGACTACTTTGTAGATGGATATAGTGTTAATGACTTGTATAGTTTGATCGATCGATTGCCTATATATGGCGGAGCTGCACAAGACTTTGGCGGTCTGGTAGAGTATGATCCAGAATCATTTGTACATGAATTACAACGTGAGGTAGTACAGATTTGTGATGAAATACTTTTAGAAAATGGCACGTCTAGCATCTCAGGCCAATCCAACGTAGGCAAATCAATATTGGCGTTGCAGTTTGCCATGTGCGTGGCTATGGGCGTGCCGTTTTTAACCTTTAATGTGCCACGTCCAAGGCGTGTTTTGTTGGTTCAGTTTGAAATGATGGATGCTCACATGTCTAACCGGATTGAAAAATGTGCAAAGGCGATGCTGGGCCAGTATCCGCAGCATTACAGTAAGTATAAGAATAACTTGAGAATCACATCGGTTGAAAATATTAAAATATTTACGGACCAGTATAATGCGATCGAAGGCAACCTCATGGCAGCGGATCCGCCATATGATGTTGTAGTCATTGACAATTTATATAGCAGCTCTGGAGCGCAGATTCATAAAAATGATGAGCTAACACAATTAATGAGCCGGGTGGACCAACTTCGTAAGGAGTATAAGTGCGCGTTCATGCTAGTAAGTCATCATAAGAAGTTAGAAGAGAAACGGCCGCTAGAGCATTCTATGGTTTATGGGGGATCGTACTTTGTGAACTTTTTGGATAACTTAATACAAGTAGCCAATACTGGACGGCATAACCAACTGAAGGTGTTTAAGATTACAAAGATACGGACCGAGAACGAGTTCCACGAAGTACCGTTGGGGATCTTTTTACATACGGAAGATGAGGAGTTATACTTTCAGTATAAAAAGCCACTACCAAAAAATGAAGCATATTGGTATACAGACCCGGAAGAAAATACGGAAGAAAAAATACTTAAAGAGTTGGAAACTGAGGGTGACAATTTTACATACAAGCAGATGCAAGACGCGCTAAAAGAAGTATTAAATATTACCAGTACTAGAAGCGTATATAAGTGGTTAGATAAGCTTACAAATATGGGATATATAGCTAAGATTGAAAAGGGTCACTATGTAAAATGTGCTAATGAGTTGGAAAGTTTTTTGGATTAGCGCATGCA